GAATGTTGGTCATATATCAGCAATATTTGAACCTACAAGCCCAATGCTCAGAGATATTTTGATGCGAACAATGAACGAGCTTCTTGAGGAGTGGGAAATACCTTATACTTTTAGAGCTTCTCCTTTGCCAGAATATCAACTTACTTTTGAAGAAGGAACTCATACGATCCTACTGAGAACCATTTTGACTTATCAAAGATTGAGAGGACAGAACCTTTGTGCGGTTGGATTTGATGAGGCCGATACCGTAAATAAAAGAGACGCAGAGCAAGCGATGAACATGGCTCTTGCAAGATTAAGGTCAGGCAACATTCAGCAATTTTATGCAACAACAACTCCCGAAGGTCATGCTTGGGCTTTCGAGACTTTTGAAAAGAACGCAAAGGAAGATACAAGACTAATAAAAGCTAAGACAAGTGACAATCCTTACTTGCCAGAGGGTTTTATTGATTCTCTTTTAGAAAACTATCCACCGCAACTAATACAGGCTTATCTTAATGGAAATTTTACCAACCTTACTACAGGAGCCGTCTATTCCAGATTTGATCGCAATAAACATTTGGTTGATAATATTCCTTTTGATATAAAGATGGAGACGCTTTTGATAGGGATCGACTTTAACGTGATGAACTGTAATGCAGTCGTAGCAGTCAAAGACGGAGATAAATTGTTTGTGATTGATGAAATTACAAAACAAAATGATACAGATGCATTGGCTCAGGAAATTAAAAGAAGGTATCCTACGAACAGAATATTAGTTTATCCAGATGCAAGTGGTGCTGCCAGATCAACGATCAACGCTTCGAAGACAGATATTGCAATTCTCGAAGGCTACGGTTTCTCAAGCATGGCATTACGCAGTAACCCACCGATCAAAGACAGAGTTCAAACCTTACAAGCACTCTTGGAGAACAGCAAAGGATGGGTGCGTTTGGCGATTCATGCCAGTTGCAGACGCTTGATCGAATGTTTAGAATTGCAAAGTTATGATGAAAAAAGTGGAGATCCAGACAAGCAGAATGGATATGATCACCTCAACGATGCGTTAGGTTACCTTGTGTATAGAGAATTTAATATTATTCATGCAAGGGCAGGCCGACGAACTGGTATTAGAATATATTAAAAGTAATGATATTATGAGGAAAAACCGTGTATAGCTCACTAAATATTTACAACCAGCCTATAACTTTAGCTCCTACAACGGTTGCCTCTCCTAATGCTGCCTATCAAAGGATGGCAAATTTCTGGGGATTGATTGAGGATTTAAAAGAAGGAACTTATAAAATACGCAGCGAACACAGAAAATACTTACAACAAGAACCGCGAGAGACTGACGATGCCTACGATTCAAGGCTGGCAAGATCTACGGTTGTTCCTTACCTGCAAAGGATAGAAAAGATGCTGTCGGGAATGTTAGTGCGAAAGCCTGTCCGACTTGATGATGTATCTGACCTTGTTCGGGAGCAGCTTTTTGATGTTGACTTAGAGGGCAACGATCTTAATGTTTGGCTTTATCAAACTGCAAGAGTTGCCATATCGTTTGGTCATGTTGGCGTCCTTGTAGACGCACCAAAAGAAGGAGAAAAGGCAAGACCTTATTGGGTTACCTATACTCCAAGAGATATTCTTGGCTGGAGGACAGAAATTGTTGAAGGAACAAGGCAACTAACACAATTAAGATTGATGGAACAGGTGGTGGAATCTGATGGCAAATATGGTGAAAAAGTGGTGAAACAAATCCGAGTTCTTGAGATTGGTCGTTATGAAATACACCGCAAGGATAAGAAAGGCGAATACAAATTAGTTGATGAAGGTGAGATGAGCATCAAAGACAAGATTCCATTTGCTGTGGCTTATTCAAACCGAGTTGGTTATTACGAATCACGCAGTCCTTTATACGATATTGCAGAACTAAACCTTAAGCATTATCAAATACAAAGCGATCTCGATAATATTCTGCATATTAGTTCTGTCCCTTTGCTTGCGGTTTTTGGTTATCCAAACGCAGATGAAATAACGACTGGACCTAATGAAGCGTTATCGCTGCCACCAGAATCAAGACTTGAATATGTGTCTCCATCAGGCGACAGTTATGACAGCCAGTTCAAAAGGCTTGGAGATATAAAAGATCAAATAAATACTTTGTCATTAGCAGCGGTGCTTGGTCAAAAATTGGTGGGAGAAACCGCCGAAGCAAAGCGGATCGACAGATCGCAGAATGACTCAACGATGATGGTTATTGCACAGCAGATGCAAGATTTAATTGATAACTGTCTTAAGTTTCACAGCGAATATTTAAACGAACCAAACGCTGGTAGTTCTTTTGTTAATAGAGACTTTGTCACCGCAAGGCTTGAGCCAGCAGAAATTGATAGTCTCCTCAAAATATACGCTGCAAATGGCATAAGCCAAGAGAAACTTCTCGAGCAACTTGCAAGCGGAGAAATACTCGGAGATGATTTTGATATCGAAGAGGAATTAGAAAAAACGCAGTCGGGTGGTTTGATCGAGATGAACCCAGAAAGTGAAGCAGCTTAATAAATGGCAGTTCCAGAGGCTTTTTACAGAGAAGCTATAGATCTCAATAGATATAGCAACAAGGTGCAATTTCAAATTGCCACCCAATTTAATGATGTTATCCTTGACGTTCTAAGGCAGATAAGAGATCTCGAAGGAAACAGCCCAGCAACAACTGCAAGGCTCCGATCAATATTGGCTCAAATGGTTGACAGTCTTAAAAGTTGGGAAAACGAAAGTGCTGTTTATATGATTGATGAATTGCAAAACTTAGCAGGGTTTCAAGTTGGCTTTGTGCAAGATCAACTCCAACGTGTATTACCAAAGGGAGAGTTTCAAGTAAACACGGTTGCTGTTTCTCCTGACTTTGCAAAATCAGTTGTGACCAGAGATCCAACTGCTTTGACGATCCGTTTGCGTGATAAAGATGGAGTATTCAGAGCTGCTCAGTTTGCTTTGACTGCCAAAAGAGGATCGGATATATCACTGCCGAATGGAAAGACAGTCAAAAAAGCATTCAGAGGAATTGCCGATGATTCTGCTTCGAGACTTTCAAAAGCAATTAGGCTTGGTGTTTTAGAGGGAGAGTCTTTACCAAAAATAGTCAGAAGATTAAAAGGTCCTAATTTAAGTTTTGTTGGTAAACCTAAAAATGCAATCGCTTTAAACTCTGCTTTAAAAGATTCAGAAGGTATGCTGTTGTCAAATAAACAAATTCAGACTGTAGTTAGGACAACCGTCAATCAAGTGCAGAATGCTGCCAGTCAAGCAGTTTATGCAGCAAATGAAAATATCACAGGTAAATATCAATATGTTGCAACTCTTGATGCAAGAACAAGCTCTATTTGTCAAAGGTTAGACGGTCAAATATTTAAATATGATCAGGGTCCTGTTCCTCCTCAACATTTCAATTGCAGATCCACAACTGTTCCAGTGATAGATGATGATGATTTAGCTAAAGCCTATCCAGATACAAGACCCTCTGCAACTGGTCGTGTTCCGCAAGATACAAATTATGCAAATTGGTTAAAAGATAATCCTGACATTCAAGATAAGGTGTTGGGTAAAAAGAAAAGATATTTTAATTTTTTAATGAGTCCTAAACGAGGAAATAAACAACTTAACGCCACGAATGCTTTGAAAAAAATTATCCGAGAAGATGGATCAGAGTTATCATTGCAGCAACTAGCCAAAAAATATCCAAATGCCAATTAAAAAAGGAAAGTCTCAAAAAACGATTACTGGTAACATAAGGATGCTTATGAAAGAAGGCAAATCAAGATCACAGGCTGTTGCGATTGCTTTAAGTTCTGCTGGTAAATCTAAACCAGCCAAGAAACGCAAAAGGAGATAAGATATATTTAGTTGCTTTAAAAATCATGCCTTCACATTACGGATCAATGAAACCAAAAGGAAAGAAAAAGAAAAAGAAAGGAGGTAAGAAGTAATGGGATATACTTTTAAGGTTCAAACTTATGACGAACCAAAACCAAAGGCTGAAAACTACGAAGTAAAGCCAAAAGCCAAAAAATCAAAAAAGAAAGGTGACTAGACGCTTTAGAAAAGTTGCAAAGGATAAAAAAACTGGTGTTGCTAAGAAATATCTTAGTGGCGCCAAAAATAAAGCTGCAAAGGCAGCTGAAATTAAAAGAACCGCAGCAGCTTACAAGCGAGGAGAGTATATTGATATCGTAGCTGTACAAAAATCAAGGGTTGCTCAAGATGGCAGAAAGACCAAAAAGAAAACCACTAAGCGAAAGCGTTAAAAAAACTTTGAAAAAAAAAGCTGAGAAAAGCCGTTTTTCTTATACCCAACTAGCTGCTGTATACCGCAGAGGTCAAGGAGCATATCTTGGAGGAGGATCAAGAAACGTGTCAATGGCAGCGTGGGCGATGGGGAGAGTTAATAGTTTTATAACAGGAAAAGGCGGTGCAAGAAAGGCTGATGCTGATTTGATGAGGAAAAAATGAAGAAAAAAGTGCTTACAACTCGTCAAAAAAATGCTTTAAAGCGTCACAAGTCAACTCATGGACACACAAAAGCACACATGGATGAGATGGTAAAGGCGATGCTTACTGGTAAAACATTTACTGAGGCTCACAGGCTTGCCATGAGGAAAAAAGGCAAATGACAATCCAAAGAGGCGGACATACTTTTGCTGGTGTTGATAAACCAATCCGCACACCAAATCATAAAAGTGGAAAGTCTCATGCCGTTGTAATAAAACAAGGAGATGGCTTTAGATTGATCAGATTTGGAATGCAAGGAGCAAAAACAAAGCCACCAAGAAAGGGTGAGTCAAAGGCAGATAAAGCTAAAAGACGGTCTTTCAAAGCTCGTCATGCTAAAAATATTGCAAAAGGTAAGACAAGTGCAGCT